ATTTCTAAGAACAATATTGAAAACATGCGTACACAAAATAAAGCAGCTTCTAAAATCCAAGCAGCTGTTAGAGGACAACAAACAAGAAGAAAAAATAATGCAGCTTCTAAAATCCAAGCAGCTTTTAGAGGGCATCAAACAAGAAGAAATATTAATAAGAGGAGGAAAGCAGCTACTAAAATCAAAGAAGCTTACAAGAGATATAAAATTAACAGTATAACGTATGAGAAATTTAATAATGGAAATACAATATATGGTATAAGTTCAAATAAAGATAGAAGAGATGGAGTTACATTTTATTTGAAAAAAAATGCACTTGAAAAATTAATGCGAAATAAGTTTACAAATAATAATAATCTATATAATAAATTAATTGGTTTAAATCCTAATCTTAAAAGAAATGATGCTTATTCTTATTATACACGAAAAAATTTTAATAATATGATAAGTAAAATTAGACTTACATTAAAAAACCCAGTCTCACGCGAACCAATTAGATATTTAAATAGATATAAGTTTAAAAATGGAAAACCATGGGAAAAACTTAATAGTACAAATTTAAAAAATTTAATAAGTCTTACTATTAAACAATTAACAAATCGCCCAGAAATAAAAAACAAAAACTATTAAATTTAGATTACACTAACTCCGTACTTGGAAAATTAAACCCATCAATATCTAGACTGCCATTATCTGCATTTAATTTTAGAGGAATTAATAACCCAATGTATTTGTGGCCTCATCCAGTTTCAACCAACGATAAAGACAAATTTGTATATATTATAGCAAATAGAAACATTATTAATAAAATAATGGAAAATAAAAGAGTATCTATGAGTGACGCTAGAGAACTTTATAGGGGACCACAATATCAAATTAAGTTACCCCATTCGAATTTTGATTTTTAGAACTTAATAGTACTTACAAAGTCAACGCTTCCTTAGCTGCATTCTGCTCAGCCTGTTTTTTGGTCAACCCGGTTCCAGAACCACATAATTTAGAATTTATAAAAACATTAACCTTAAAGAGACCCTTTACATTTGAATCCAATGTGTACACTGGTAAAGGTTCTTTATTCGCGTGACACATACGCATAAGCTGATCTTTAAAATTGTCATCCAAATCAAAATCAATTGGGTACTCTTTAATTACTCTCAAAACGAAATCACGTGTGCTAATGAGTCCTAAATCTAGATATGCTGCACCCACCAAAGCTTCAAAAACATCTTCAAGTATCTTCGGATTTTTATTCCATTCATTCTTCGTACCCTTTTCATCCATCTGAATCCACTTGTACAACCCTAATTTATGTGATATGTTGCATAGTGTCGTTCCTCGAACCAACTTTGTACGAGCCTTGGTCAAAAAGCCCTCATTCTCGACATTACCAAACATATCATATAAGTATTTTGTGACTATAAACCCCAATACTGAATCCCCTATAAATTCTAAATTATCATAAGAATGTGTTATATTTGAAGACTTGTGTGTAAATGCTTGTATATAATTGTCAATTCTATTAATCTTGGTTCCAAGAATACCCTCCAATTCAAACTGCGTAATCATTTACAACTCTCCTAGAATAAAATCTTTAAGACTTTTTCACTGATGGACGACCAGTCTTAGTCATCTTCACCTTGGTGTCCACTGGAGTGTCCACTCCAACTGAAGTGTCCGGTGATGCCGTTGGAGTGTCCACTCCAGCTGGAGTGTCCACTCCAGCTGGAGTCTCAATGTCCTTGATGTAATGATTCTTCATGTACCGCTGAATATTCAGATAGGTAATCTCAACACCCTCTGGTGGATTCAGAAGAGCCTTCAGATCATCATCGAGTGTAATCTTCTGCCCATTCTTGAGTCCTCGCTCTGAAGCATACACATTGATACGCTTTGTAACCTCAGATCGAGAAATCTCCTCATCTGGCTGGAGATGGAGAAAAGCCCGGAGTTGCTCCGAGACTTTGAGGGGACGCTTGAAACTGTTGTTTGCCGTCCGGGCCTTGGCCTTCTCCCCGGTTGGATCCCCCAAAAGCTGATGAATCTTGCGCATTTCCCGGTGAAGAGACTTGATTGCGGCTTCCAAAGACTCCAGAGTAGCCATTATTAATATATGTACTCACCTTATCTTTAACTCCTGGAATGAAGAATATAATTGCAACGAGAATAACAAACAACGTCATCTTTGTAGTCTGAGAAAGTAAAAGGAGGCTAATCATCATGATGCTATTGCTATCCATTCTTGTAATTAAGGAATATTTTCTAGATATAGAAAATGGCTCAACTCGTATTTGCTCCTCCTGTAAAACTCGCAGATGGCCGATACTTTGTCAAGATGTCCAATGCAGACAACTCACGTATTTTCAAGCAATTAAACAACTGTAAGATGGTTGGACCTTCGTGCTATGAGGTTCCCGTGGATCTATCTTCATACGATTCGATGATTATTGATCAGGCGACTTCATCTTCAGAGGCGTGGTTTGGAAAGGTGATTCCAGCAGAGACTCTGAAGAATATGTATGAGACTTCAATTACATCAAATGTTTTCGAGGCGACACTAATGAAAGTAAAGGGGAAGTGTGTGACTGTCGTCTTCAATCAGGATAAGGAGGAGGTTTCAATTGATGAGCTCAAAGATGGGTGCACATGTAATCTAATGGTTGAGCTGTCTGGCATCTGGTTTTTGAAAAAGAACTTTGGTCCCATTTGGCGTGTTGCTCAGGCACGTCTTGTGAATTCTGAAAAGGTGGTTCCCAGGAAATATATGTTTGAGGATGATACTCAGGGGGACGACCAGGATCTTGAAGATTTTTCTTGATGCATTATAAATGACTATGAATGGAAAAAATCTAGCAATTATTGCCCTGGTTATAGTTGTTGTTTACGTATTCTTCATCAAGCCAAAGACTGTGAAGAGTTCCTTCACTCTTGAAGGTGCACCATTCTCTTCCGATTCAGCAGCACCAAATGTTACAGAGAGTTCTCCAATGCTGACTCAGTCCAACACCCTTCCATCCGGGATGCTCCCAAAGGAGATTCCAGTAACTGAAGATTTCAGTCAATTTTCCACAGACACTATCCTGGGCAACCAGAACTACCTGGATCCCCGCAACATGATTGGGTACCCAGAGACTGTTGGAGGCACTCTGCGCAACGCCAACTGGCAGATTCGCTCAGAGCCACCAAACCCACGTGACCCAGTAAGTATCTTTAACCTCTCAACCATTGTTCCAGAACAAATGAGACCTCTCTTCGAGATTCAGGATAGCGATTACAAGTAAACGAGTTGACAACTGTACACAGTTGGGTCACCTACTTGGCCTCCAGCCTGCATTCACAGCTCTCAATAAACGCACTTGAGCCCTCGCCTTTGCAAGGGTTGTATTTTTTGCTTTGACTCCATTTTTGCTATATACTCTATATCTTTTTATTCCAGGTAACTTTCTAATCTTATATGGCATTTATTATACACCAATATAATAAATGGTAGTAAATTTTAATAAATTCAAAAAAAATTATACAAAGGGTACCAATTACAATATAAGAAAAAATAATAACGGTTCTTTAAATGTTATTCATTTACCCACTTTGTCAAAGGTATCATTTGCAAACCTTGGTAATCATTATTATATAAGTATTGGTTATACAAATCCTTTTTATAGACAACAGAGAATCGGTACAAAACTCAGAGCGCTTGCTACACTTTATGCATTTTTGAATGGTAAAAGAATAACTCAGAATGGTTCTAAAAATAGTAATTATGAAGGCTTGCCTTATTCAACACGTATTTTGAGAAACAAACTTGGATGGAAACCTTTTGCAAGAACTGGAGGAAAATATCCATCCGAGTTTGTTCCAGGAAGAAATAACATAAACAACGCTCTTAAAGAAATAGAGCGAATCAAAACAAATGTCCGACTTAAAGCAGCGAATTGAGGAATGGGTCCAGTTGAAGAAACAGATTGGTGAAATTCGAAAGGATGTTTCTGTTTTGGCGAAGCGTGAGAAGGAGCTTGCATCCTTTATCAAAGACACAATGAAACAGAATGATGTAGATGATATCAAACTGAACGACAAGAAGGTTCGTCTTCGAACCAAAGAGTCTAAGGGAAGTATTACCAAAGATGTGATTGTTAAAGGTCTTACATCTTATTTTACAGGAGACGCAGTTAAGGTTGAGGGTGCTATGAAAGCTATAGCAGACAGCGCTCCAGCAAAGACAACTTCTTCATTGTCTCTTTTGAAGAATGGGTCTAAACAGTGAATGGAATGATTATTACTCAGAGGGTGAAGAGTCTCTCGATTCAGTAGACGGCGTCAGTGTAGAGAATCTAACGTATGAAGATTGGTGTGGACTTTACATTGACGATCTGTTGAATGATTGGTTTACTCTTCAGGAGCAAGCTCAATTGTATTCGGTTTTGAATACCAAAGTTACATTTTCAGACTTTTGTCAGTTTATGTATCAGGACAACCCGACTCATCTGAGTTGTCAGTTGGACAACCCGACTCACAAACAGTTGGACCTTCTCTGGAAATCGATTGGATCCCCAAAAACTTTTTACGAATTTTATATGTTCTACAAGTAAATGAAGATTGATATCAGAAGCCCAAAAGTTTTTACTCCAGCAATCCTCTTTGCCCTCTCAGCATCTGGTATGCTTGCTTTCATGAAGATGTCAAATACACATGTATTTGGTAAAGCTCTTGTGATAAATGCTCTTATCTTCACTGTACTGTACTATCTGATAATCCGGTTTGCAACCAATGTCAAGTCTATGACTACAGCTGATATTGTTGTGCCACTGCTGCTCTTTATCGTGCTTGTTCCAGGTGTTGTCCTCACTCTTCCACCAGGTTCCAAGGGCATCTTTATGTCCGGTCAGAGCAGCACAGCCGCAGTCGGCGTTCACACCCTGGTGTACGCAGTTGTTTACGCGTTCCTGAGAAGTTCATTCCCTAGCCAATATTAGATGAAACACCTCATCATTGGTTCAGGTGGAATGATTTCAGTAAAGTTTGTTGGAGTCCTAAAGTATTTAAAGGATCAAGGTCATCTCAATGATTTGAGTGAAATTTCAGGATCTTCTTCAGGCGCATTACTGGCTGCATTTTACATTTTACTAAAAGGGGACCTTGACAGTCTCATAAAACTAATGACATCGATTGACGTCAGAGAGTACACAAAAATAAATATTAAAAATTTCATTTATAATTTTGGTCTCATAGATATAAATAATTTAAAGAAGCTCATAGAAGACAATGGATTTAAAGACATTACATTCAGGGAGCTTTATGAGATTTGTCCTATAAAGTTGTTTGTGCCTACTTTTGATATGTCAAACCAGAGAACAGTTTACATGTCCATTGATACTCATCCTGATATGGATGTTTCAGATGCACTTTCTAGAACAATGGCTGTTCCATTTCTATTCACACCGGTTGAAGGTGTATACCTGGACGGGAGCATTTCTGAGAGCAATCCAGGTACACCATTCATAGGAAAAACTGATGTATTTGAAATTCGTACCAATGACGCTTACTCTCAAAAAAGAATAGAAAACACCAAATCTCTTTACGATTACTTTGTAAATGTTTTGTACTGTTTTTTATTGAATCGAGTAAAGATTCAAGATTTCAAGAGGATTGAAGTTCCAATAGATTTTGATATTTTTGATTTTTCTATGACTACAGAGAAAAAGTATGATTTGTATCTCAGCGGATACCAGCTGGCGGTTTTGCAAATACCGCGTTTACTCGGAAATCCAAAAACTGACCATTTGACACATTGCATAGACGATCAAGAACAAACCGAAGATTCTCAGTGTCCCCCAGAGCAGTGTGATCCTGTTTCTTGAAATCACGAGAAAGAGTTGCAAGTTTATTATCAGAGTGAGGCCACGCGTTGTTGTACGGGTGAGCCCACTTTGAATTACAAATCAAATACTGACTACAAACAAAATTGATATCAGACCATTTTGGAATCTTTGACGAACTTGATACATCACCTCCGTCAAAGAGTAGAGATCCAAATACACGGTCACTATTCATAATAAACTCCAAGTCCCGGTCAGCCGAGTGGGAAATTGCAGTTCCACCATATCGAACAACAAAATCAGCAAACGCACTCATCATAACTGAAAATGGAAAGAAATCAAGAGAGCATCCACCAGGTGTGCGTCGAATCGCCTTTTGAATCTTTTCAGTCACATTCTCCTTGTTTGCAAGAAGAATGTTTCCAAAATAATCCGAATTGTACATCTCCATTTCAGCAATCTTCTTTGACTCAAACTTTCCTTGCTTCAAAGAATATTGAATAGCCATCACAGACATGGAGTGAACGAGCTTGTCAGTAAATGTCGCCTCAGTATCAAACACACACACGGTGAACTTTGTCATCTCTTCTTATATTTATTTAGTCTCTCAACTTTAAATATGAATACTTTAGCAAAATTAATAACTGCAAATAACAAGTATCGAAAAACAAAACCTGGAAAGAACCAACAAAATGCATTCAATGAAAGATTTAGACTTTTAAAAATAGCAGCCCCTTTGGTTGGAATGAAACCATTTGTTGTTCAATCACATGTGAATCGTGTTATTAATACTTTCGGAAAAAAGTTTGCGTACAAGATATCCAGAAATAGGGAACTTGGGGTCAGACGGTAGCTATAAATTCCCATTGAAGATCTTTGCAAATCTCTCTCCATATAAGATCTTGTGCATACAACTTTTCTTTTGATTTCAAAAGAGGAAAGCAGGGCAAGAAAGAGTCTTCAGATAACAATTCACAAAATTTATAAAGAATATAAGAATAACTTAGAAAGTTTTTCCTATTTTCTGGACGGTGTTTCAAAAAAGGTTGTTGAATCATGTAGAACATGTGACGAAGCTTCTCCTCCAATTCGATGGACATTGTTGGTGGTTTTATACCACTCATATAACTTGCTATATACGGAACGTGTTCATAATATTTTGTTAGGCCCAGCTTTTTTAGAGACTCTCTCACTTTTGAATGTGTTATATCACCCTTTGGTATTCTTCTCTTTTTGAATTCAGATAGTAAACTTTCAAAAACATCATTCGGAACATTCGTAACCTCTCTAGCCTGAAACTGTGCAATCCACTCATTAAAGTGATTCTCCTTCTTGTATGAATATTGAGTTGTGGGCTCCGTATCCTGCTCCTCCTTGTAACTCCTCTCACACCCAGCCTCATAAGAAGCAAAACCGCAACTCAAACATATCAAATCACTCGAATTGTCATCATAAAATAAATTTAAAGAATCACACTTTAAACATTTTGAAGAATCCACAATCGCATCGGAAATTGTTATTGCACACCCCTCCTCAACAACCGCTATATATTCAGTCAGGATATCCTTTTTGTTTTTATTCGTCTCATAAGACATTATGTAAGGAGCCGCCTTTGACATGTATTGATACAATTCAGCTGGATTACCCTCAAGTTCCTTTAACCTTTTATTATATAAGGCTATCATTCTATCGTCTTATAATAGGGATGGCTTTAAAAGTAGTTTTTGATATTTTTTTAAAACTACTCAAACCAAACTTTTCAATCTTTAAAATTCAGAGGTTAAAGAGGGACAACCGTGGGTTTTGGCTCGAGGACACAAAGGATCTGGGTCCCAACTCCATCATCGAATACAAGTATGGAAACAAGAGACTCAAATACATAATGCAATCAAAGGTGGAGTGGCCCCCCACATTTACACAAAGAGGTTTGAAAATACAAAAGGTTTTATATGACGGATTGGATAAAACTCCAGAATCAAAGGCATTTGCTGGGCCTCTTCAATGTGAGTTTCATCCAATGAGTATTTTTAAAGTTTATAAAAAGTGTAGATTTCAATTTACACTTTTTGGTTTCAAATTATGGTGGTGTGATTATATGGAAGTTTCATCTTTGGACAAGAACAAGTTAGTCATTTACCGCAGCTAAATAGAATTTTATGTGTCCCAGATTTGCAATTGAATATTTGAATATAACTGGAGAGTCTTCATTATCATTTTGATAGATTTGTACTATGGGACAAAGAACTGTAGACTTTACAAACATCGATATATATTTGATACTAAATACTCCACCACAAATAATATCACTCTTACTTTGTTCATTTACAATTGTAGTTTGATTTGCAAAATCACCATCGCATGTAAATTCTACACATGTATCATATCTTTTGATTAGAATATCGGTTCCAATTGCTGACATGTCCCTAATGAGTTTCTGAAAATCAAAAGATGGCATAACAGTTGTAACATATTTTATATGTGACAATTCCGGAATGTCTACAAGTTCCTCATTCAAATCGAGCAACTTGAGATTGAATGTGCTCTTTGATTTCTTAACTTCATTACTAATTGTAATCTTCAAGTGTTCCACTGTATTTTCAAGATGGATGACATCATTTGTACCAGTCGATTTTATCAGTTTGTATGTATTGGCTACATTCAACCCGATTGTAACTGGAGTCTTACACTCATACTCTTCAAAATTTTCACATGGCATTACAACGTTTACTAGTGTCACTCTAGCAACATCAAAAGATGAAAGATGCATCCCACTCGAATCAAAATATACATTCACGTCATTTATAATCTCTTTAAGAACTTCAAAGAGGGATTTAAAAGCTGATGCCTGAATGCTTTTAAGCTTCATTTTTTATATAGTAGTATTGTTACTCTTTAATTCATCATAAGCCTCTTTTGGTGTCTTGTCAATCTTTGTTTGGAGAGATGGTGTAATTATAGGCGCGAGAGACATTCCATATGCATCAAGCGGAAATGAGTCGCCTATTCCATCGAATGGCTCCTCATAACCAGCTGCATTGCATGAACTGCAGCCTTCGAATGTGCATGGCACGTTCATTTCCAGCCATCTGATAACTTCGATTCCAACGTGTGTGTCCCCCTTTTTTGTAATCAGTGTAGGAACTCTCTTCACCTTGCCGACAAGTTCCTTTGGGAGTCCAAGAGTTGTTATGTTGTGAACGTTTACAAGAGGCATCAGGACTGGGTTTTGTTTTATAAAGTCGATCGTCTGACCACAGTATTCACACTTGTCACTCACTATCAAAAGTGCCGCCATTATTTTGTATTTGGGTATATTAAAAATGAAGGTTCTGACCGCGGTCCTGATTGTTTTTGCAGTCATTCTATTTTTCATGTACTCTAAAAATTCTTCACCAGTCGTCTCCCACTTTTCAGTAGACCCAACTCTGATTCAAAATACAATTACACAAATACAAGAAAAGAATCCAAGTCTGTATCCAGTCACAACAGTGTATTTTAATCAAAGTGGTGACGGGTACAACGGAAGATTTGTTTTTATGGATTCCAAAAACTACAAGGGTACTCAATATGATGTGAATGTGGACTCTTCCGGTTCTGTAACTTCAGTGTCTGAGGGTGTTCCTGCAAGTTACTCCAACCCTTTTGGTGGGTTTGTCAAAAAGTTTTTATTTGGAAATCTGAATACAACTCCACCAACCCCAAATATGCAAGCCGTCTGGAACAATTACACAGTTACTGCTTAGTGTGCTGCTTGATATGCCAACACTAAATTACGTACATTCATCAGTTTAGTCATATTATTATTGGTCCTTTTTACATATTGATTATAGAATTTATTTGTATAAGGTAATCCCAAAATAGTAGTAAATGTGTTACTATATTGAGGAAGATATTGTCGCTGTCTTTGTATTAAATCATTAATTTGAGTTTTTCTTCTCTGTTTTAACTTCATTCTGGTTGTTTCCTGATTTAATCTATTTTTTGCGCTTTTATTTGCGTTTACGTTGTTTTTACTTTTTTTTGAAACTGTTCTGAGTTTAGCCAAATCTCTGGGGGATAAGTTCTCAAATACTTTTGAAAGTAAATTCTTATTTAATTTGTTGAGCATTTTATAGTTTACTGATATTTTTTTTAGGATCCAAATAAACTTGCCAAAAAACATGCAAGGTGGAGGGACGCATGCCAAGCCTAGTTTAATTATTTCCAATCTCCAAAACTCGGAACATGTTCAATTTTCATATTATTATAACGTTTTATCAAACCATTTAGTTGTGCTAAATTTGCATTCAATTTTCCTGTTGATTTGAAGCTTTTAACATTTCTTTCAAATTTCTTACGGTTGTCGAATGGTACTTTTGAATATCCTTGATTATATATTGGTGCTCTATTTCCCCCTTGGGGTGTTATCAGATGAACAATACTAGTGAGTTTATTTTTATATTCTTTAGCTTTATTTACTACTTTTTTCTTGTTATTATTTGTTTTTGATTTACGTAGAGCATTTCAAAATTTGATTCATATTTTCAGAATACTCATTGATCGTCTCTACAATCCTGACAAGTTCAGAATGTTCAACAGGTTGTTCAGATGCGTAAAGGTCCAAGACAAACTCAATGTATACGACATTGTCCCTCTTGTACAATTTTACAAAAGACATTTATTTATGTTGACCTCCAAAACCCTAAACCCAATGGCTTCAGAGGTGGTTTTCCAAACTCATCACTGAGACGCCTTAATCTGAGAAGGAATTTTATAGGTTTGCGATTGTAGCCCACAGTACAAAATTTTTCAATACAATAATAAATGAAGTTGGATGTGGTTTCATTCGAGGATCTTGAAAGAAAGAATGCAGCAAAGAGGGATTTAAAGAGGGAGGTTCTCATTAAAATTTTAAACATGTCTTCCAAGAGAATCGAATTGTACTATTCACTTGGTCGAACCGATATTCTTATTGAAATTCCGGAGATGATTTTTGGGTACCCACCATACAATCTTTCTTTTGTTACTGTTTACATAAACAAGCAGTTCCAGAATCTTGGATACTCCACCAGCATTATGGGTCCTGGTCTCATTCACGTTTCTTGGTACATTCCAAAGGTGAAGAATATAGAAATTGGAAAGAAGAAGAAGGTGATTGTGGAGGAGCCAAGTGATCTTCATTCTTTGGCCAATCTCAAAAAGACTGCGGATATGCTCAGAAAAAAATACATTTCTAAATAGTAAGAATGGATTACATAAATCTAATGACTTGTATTCTCACCAAGGCGATGGTTCCAGTTATGAGCGAGTACATATTCAAAATGTACAACAACCCGCTTGATTACATCGATAGTGAAAAACCTGGAACCATACCAACACCATCTCTGATCAACTTCCAACATGCATTGAAGAGAGTCCAAAATCTATCAAGCGCGCAAGTTCAAAACTTTGTAAATGATATCGAGAAAAAGTGTCCATCATTCAGCAAATACAAAGATTCAATCTATGTTGCATATGTGAAGCTTGTCTCCAACGCAGTTAAAGTAAAGGCGGAATCCAAAAAGATTAACATTAAACCACCTTCGAATGAAATGTTTGTTCACCAGTGTCTCATATTATGCGCGCACAACTTTTACGAGAACCCATACATTATGAAGGAGCATGATGAGGTTAAAAAGGATAAGGAGGTTCAGGAGAGGGTAAAGTTTTGTATATCGGAAGCCATTTCTGACTCGATTCCATTTTGTGATATTCTTGGGGAGTATCTAAACACAGACTTTACATCTGACGAGACTGCTGTTGAGAATTTGATGAACCCATCAGGCGAGGAGGCTCCAGAAGAGACGACTGCGAGTGACATTCCTGGACCGACCAGTCCCATAACCGAGTCTCCATTTGAAAATGCAAAGAAGGAGGAGGAATCAGAGGAGCCCGATTTGTTCCCAGATGCACCAACTACGCATCCTAAACCTGAAGAAAAAAAGACTCTTAATATATAAATGGAAAAGTACATGAGAAAACCCTTTTCAGCTGCTCTTTTTGCAGGAGCGGTCACTGCAGCATTCGTTTACTTTACAACTCCAAAAACTGAAAAGGATAAAATTAAAAATTCAACGTACATGAAACCTGCATTTTTGGTTGCTCTTTTAGTATACTTTATAGTGTATTATGGGAATGCAAAGTTTGAAACAATATCAAAGGAACCGTTCTAAACAACTACTTTGTAGTTGTCCAACTAAGAGTAGTTGTCTTAAAGACAAATAACATTCAATAACAAATGGCCACCACTGTGAAAGCTTTTAATGATATGATGGATCAATTTCTTACCGAGCTCAATCTGACCTTTCCCGAGAATAAAGCTGTCATTAAGTTTCAGGCTTCTTTTGAAGTTGTCCGAACAGCAACTCCTGGGAAAATTCTAGACGAGTTTATGAAGGCTGTAAAGCCGTATAAGAATAAAATTATGCACAAGGATGAGTCTTTTATTCTTGAGGATACCAAGAATATTCCAGCACTTTCTGACATTGAGCTGTCTTCGATGTGGGAGAAATCTTCAGATGCAACGAAGGATGCCATCTGGCAGTACATTCACACACTCTTGGTATTTGGAACCACAATCAAGACGTTTCCACCAGACACCATGGCCATGATTGAGAATATGGCTGCACAGTGCGCAGAGAAGATGACTTCATCAGGTGAAGAATTTTCAATCATGGATCTCATGCAGACACTTAATAATATCAAGTAATTATAATAATGGATCTTTGGCCCTCCAAGAAACAAAATCCAAGACAGAGAGTACTCGCAACAGCACGTTTTGTTGTCATTGCGTCACTAATTGCGTTTGTATTGAAGAGAGACACGCGTATAATAGCACTTGGTGCTGGTATTTTATTCATTCTTTACATGATGTACACAAATGGAATGATAAAACCAGCTTCTTCAGAATATAAGGATATTTCTTTAACCTCAAATTCTGACAACTTTATGGGAAATTCTTTGATGAAGAATTATCCAATGGGTCAAAATTACGGGATCCCTTCAAATTCCGATGAGGTTTGGAATAAGGTTCATCCATTTTTGGAGGATAAAAAGTTTTCTCAGCACAATTTTTTTAAAATGCCCAACAACAACTTGGGGGACTTTTTGAAGGGTGCATACCCAGACATGTTCAAGCCAACATGCAGAGATGATACATCAGTGTGTGATCCAGAAATACGAACCGAATATATACAAACACGCGGACCCGCTAGAACAAATAATGGTATGTATTAATAAATGAGTTCCGAAAAGATAATTCGTCAAAACTTACAGGAGGTTGTTGATATTGAAAGCAGTCTCAGACCAGTGTCTACAGTCGGATATCATAAAGAATGGCAGGCACAACCTTATGATTTTCCAAAACTGTATGACGTTTCCCCTCAGTTTCCAGTGATGCTCTTTAACCCACCAAGTACTTACACCATGGATCGTAATGAGAGATTTTCAGAGAGATATGCAAATTTGACTAAGAAGTAAGAACAACAACAACAACAACAACAACGAAGTTGTTGGGGGTAAAATGTTGTTGGGGGTAAAATGTTGTTGGGGGTAACTATTTTATATGTGTAGTATTAATAGATGGATCCTTGGTCAGTTGCCGCGATTGTGGGTCTCATATTTGCAGGGAATAAAATAAACAGTGTCGAGGATCCACTTGTGACTCAGCCTACAGCTGCTGCAAGTGTCATAAAGGGAAGACGTGATATTGAAGATGCACTTGAGACGAAGAATATGAATCCACAACTTGGACGCCGTATAGGGGATTTTAGACTTCAGCCAAAACAAGAGATTATTGGAAGTCTCCAAGACAAATCAAACATTGTTCAATTTCCATTTGGTCAACCTGTTTACAACTTGTACAATCGCGAGAATATTTCAAACAAGATGAATAATTTAAATCCAGGTGGGGAACCGGTGCACGTTGGGAGAGGGTTGGGTGTATGTGCCGATGTTCCAGCTACTGGTGGATTTCAGCAATTTTTCAGAGTTCTTCCAAATAATCCAAATGAGGAGAGACTCATTGGATTACCAGGAACAAATGGAGGTCCAAGTAATCCAGTTGTTAAAAATGGAGGAACCATTATAGGAAATCTTACACACTTTCCAGAAAAAAACACAACATACAGGACAGGTGGTCCAAGTGGAGAAGGCCAAGGCGGTGCTCTTCGAGGTCCAGAGGCCAGACCAACATTTACTTATACTCAGAGACCAACCAGAAGAGCGGAAACAGAAAACACTACTCTTGAAGGTCCAGCACAATACAATGTGTATCAACCTTATGTCGATACAGGAATTAAAAGTCTACCTCGACTAACCGACTTTAGAAGCAAACCAGACAGAGCAGCGAATGGCCAAAGAATGAATGTAAGAGGCGATCCTTTGAGTGCCGGTGGAGAAGTCACCAATCTGAGAAGAGATCTTCCAACCGACCACCCAGGAACGCCAACCCCATTATTTGGAACCGTTTCTCAGTATGTGCAACCAGAATTTAATGATCTAAATGAGCTCAAATCTCAGAGAAATCCATTCACTTCTAAATTGAATATAGCAAAGGATAATTTGCAAGGAAATCCATATCAAATTAGTTTATCTGGTTAATATAAAGATGAGTAGCATGCCAACTCCTTTCAGTCCAATGAGTTCCAGTTCTCTATCAGCATCACCTTTCATGCCAGTGATGCCTGGAACTCCACCGGTGATGCCACCAAAACCGATGATGCCAGGTGGAACTCCACCGATGATGCCACCAAAACCGA